CCGATCTTGTCGACCGCCCATGCATGGTGCTGCGCATCGGCCGATGCTTCCGGGTTATCCAAGGCGAAGCAGACTCCGCGCACCGCGCTGTCCCGCTGCCACTGCTCGGCTTCTTCCCATGGCTTCTGGCTCAGATCGCCGGCGGCGATGCAGATCGCCCGGTTCACCTCGTGACACAGCCGCGCGATACGGTTGATCGACAGCTCATCCATCGGAAACTCCTGCGGTTGGATCGTCGGCCATGAATTGGCTGGCCATGGATCGAGGCACGAGGCGCGTGCTGAGCGTGCAGCGGCAGTTGATCACCATCTTCGCCGAGGCACGCTGATCGCCGGGCCAGCGCGCCTTCTCTCCGCTTGGCGCGACGAACGGCGTGTCGAACCCCACGACGGTCTGGCCGTTCAGCGCGACATGGTCGGGCCGCGTCACCGCGTCCAGCTTCGCGTTCCACTCCTTGACGACCACCATCTCGGTGTTGGCGTCGAGGACCTGCTGCAGCGCCGCCATGTGCCCGTTGTTCGCCGCCCCGACGCCCTCGGTGCGCGCAATCGTCGTGGCGCGGTAGGCGAGATAGCGCCGGTGGTAGGCGTCCACCATGTCGTCGACCTGCTTCGCGGTGAGCTGCTTCGCCTCGGCGATGGCGCGCGTCACGGTCCGGTCGTAGCGCTTGTCGCGGAGCTGCCTCTGGAGCGCTGCTCCAGACAGATTGCCCAGCTCGGCGCGATAGTTCGCGACCTGCTGCGCCTGGTTGGCGGTCAGCCCGATCGATCCCCGGATGCGCCGCGCCATTTCCTGCGGCGATGCGCCGGTCCGCGCCGCGTCGACGAGCTGGTTCGTCACCGCCTCGATCTGCTCTGCGGCCAGCTCGGCGATCTTGTTCTGCCGATACGTGGAGATGTAGGCCTCGACCAGCGGATTGCGGACCTGCCCCAGGTTGAACGACAGCGTGCGGATCGGTCCTTCAGGATCGTCCTGGGTCACCGGCACGGTCGCGTCGGCGCCGGCGCGCATCGCTGTGGCCATCGGCTCGGTGGCGTGGGTCAGCCCTTCGGTGAATGTGTTGAGCAGCGAGACCGGCTCGCCATCTGGCTGGCCGTCCAGCAAGCCGGGCGCGACATCGTCCTTCCAGGCGCGGAAGGTGTTCGCGAGGCGCTCCGCCATGGTTTCCTCGGCAGCGACGCCGTGCGCCGCGAGCTGATCGGCCACGCTGGGCTGCGCGGTCTGGCCCTGCATGTCGTCGGCCGCCTTGCCGAGCGCCTGGCGCGCGCCGAAGAACCCGCCCAGCGCGCCCAGACCGACAGCAGCGCCGAGCAGGCCGCGCCGCACGTTCCCGCCGGGCAGCCGCCAGCGGACCAGCGGCGAGGCCGCACCGCGGAACTGGGTGCGCACTGCTCTCGCGGCATCGAGATGCCGGCCCGCCTCGCGCCATCGTGGCTCGCGGAGCTTGGTGCGGAGCCGCTCGGTCATCTCGGACCGCATCTGTTTCAGCTCGTCGTCGCCCGGTGTGCCCTCGACGCGGCGCGTTCCTGAGGCGCGGTCGCGCTTGGTCTCCTGCTGCGATGATGTGCGATCGCCACCGACCTGCACGACTTTCGTCTCGGTGCGGACCCGCTGGCTCTTTCCACGCGCACGCTCCAGGCGGCTGGCGAATCTGGCCCGGGCGTTCTCCAGCTCCCACGGCTCGTGGCCGGCCTGCTCCATCTGCGCTAGCATCGCGGCGTGGCGGTCGGCCATATCCTTCAGCGCCACCTCGCGTGCTTTGGGATCCTCGCGGTTCTTCACCTTGATTGTGCGCGTGTGGGCGCGCGGCACCTTCGCCCGGGTCGCCTTGAACGGAACGCGCTTGGGCGGCACGGCCTCCTCGAGGCGCTCCAGATGCGCGCGGCGCTGATCGATCTCGCCCGCGACGCGCGCGGCTTCGGCTTGGTCGACAGGGCCACGCACGTCGGCGCCGGTCTCGGGATCGAGGCCCATCACCTCCGACGGCATCGCGCGCAGGCCGCGCACCCGGGTGTGGATGTCGTGGGCCAGCATCGCCCGATACGGCGGGACGGGCCACTTCCGGATCGCGGACAGGCCAGACTTCTCCCGCGCGGCCAGCGCCCGCAGCACCGTCGCAGATCGCGCATTCTCCGCCCGGATCGGCTGATGGGCCGCACGCAAGCGTGCAAGCGTGTTTGCACGCAGAGCCGCGATGCCGCGATGCGCCGCTGCGCCGGCCAGCGCGCCGCCCGCAGCGGTCGCCGCCGCAGTGGCAGCAGCGCCCCACCGAGACCGCGCCGCATCGATGCGCTGCTGGTGTTCGGCCTCGCTGAGCGGTGCGCCGGCTGCGCGCTTCTCCAGCTGGCTCACCGCGCGAGTTGGCCGATCGATGCGGACGGGTCGGCCACGGTCTGTGTCTGGGCGAAGCGGTCCTTCGTCGGGTCGTGCGCCTCAGCGACGGCGAGGATGGCGTGGATTGTCGGAAGCATGGCGGCGACCGGCGCGGGCGGCGGCGGCGCCTTCCGCTTCGGCCTGGTGATGTGCTTGAGGTGGTCCGGCATCATGTCGTGCGCCGCGGGATGGGCGCGCTTCGCGAGCTGCGCGACGGTGGGCGGGCGAACCGGCCGGGCCAATGCGGCCAGATTGATGCGCGGCGCGGCTCCCTCGCGAGCCGAGACGCCCTGCCCCGCGATCGAGCCCGTCGCGCCGGCCTGGATGCGCGGCGCACCGGACGCATCCTTGATCCGCTCGTCTTTCGCAGCCGTGTTGCGCTCGAGGCGCTGCGGCTGGGTCAGCGGCGCGAAGGATCGCTTGCCCTGGTTCTCCATCCTTGCGAGGGCGAGCCGGGTGCGATCCCAGCGCGATCCCTGCGGCTGGATGCCGGCAGCCTTGATCAGCACGTCGTTGGGCCGCACGCGCAGCCGCACCGCGCCGGTCACCTTGTCGCGCCGATTGTCCTTGAACGGCTTGCCGAACGCGGCGCGATAAGGGCGCCAGCTCCCCTTTTCCTCGCCGTGGACTGTTGAGATGGTCCGCCGGCGGCTGTAGCGGATGAAGCCCTCGAGCGGCTTGAAGTCGGCCTGCAACTCGGGCGGCATCTTGAAGTCGTAGTCGATCGCGCCGTGGTCGTGCAGGCCGAGCATTGCGCCGTGGGCGTAGGCGCGGTTCACGGTGCGCGGATCGCTGCCCTCGGGGATCAGGCCGCGCTCGGTGCCCTTCTCGATCGCGCCGGCGCGCTGGTCGCGCACGATGCCGAACAGCTTCTTGCGCGTCGCCGCATCCGTCTTGAGGTCCATGCCGGGCGGGATCTGGTGGACGATGACGTGCTTCGAGAACGAGCCGTGTGGCATCTCGCGCACCGCGCTGCCCGTGTAGCCGGGCGGGATGGCGGCGAGCTTCGAGCCGGTGCGCTGCCAACCCTCGCCACGGGTCAGAGAGCGCTCACCGTCGGCGCGGATCATGGCGGGCGCGGGTGAGCCGCCCGCGACGGACATCGTGCCGGAGAAGCGGCCGCGCTCGTCACGCGGGTGCGCCGCGGCGGCAAAGGACTTCAGGAGGTCGAGCATCGGCTTGGTCCGTCCATTTCCAGCAGCGTTGCGCGGGCCTGGGCCACCGCCGTCCCACCATGGTCGACGCCGTATCCGTCGAACGTCGAGTTCTCGAGGCTGCGGATCTTGTCGTCGGACCATTCGAGCAGACCGCGCAACGCACCGATCAGCTTCGCCACTTTGTCGACATCGGTCTGCTGTGCCTGCCAATAGACACGGCATGCGATGCGCACCGCTTCGAGATCGACCGGCAGACTGCCTGAGAGCAGCACCTCGCGGGTCTGTTCTACGGTCAGCTCCCATCGCTCGGGGGCATCGTCCGGCACCAACGACAGGCGCAGCGTTCTCCGCTCCATCACAGCCTCCCCGTGGCGTGAGCTATGTCAGGCCTGCATCTGCGAGAGCTCGGTGGGCTTCGTCGAAGACGCTGCCCGATTTGATGACCGACGGGCCGTCGGGCGTGTCGCGATCGCCGAGGCGCCGCTCCGTGATCAGCAGGAGATGCCGGAGCGCCTGCGCCAGCGCAATTTCATGGCGCGTGTGAACGCGAACCGACGTGACGGCCTCGAGGGCGATCGCCGCGGCGGTGAACGAGCCCGACGAGATCTGGTTCGCCGTGAACTGGTTGGTCGTGTCCATTAGATTTCGTCCTTCGGGATGTCGGGCAGATCGACGGTCTGGCCCTTGAGGGTGTGGTGGCAGTCGCCGCAGAACAGGATTTTCCCGGCGGTGATGAAGTAGTGGCACTGGAGCGACGAGTTCGGCCCGACGTTGATCGACGGGCTGAACGTCGGCGATGCCACGTTGCCGTCGAAGCTCCAGCGCGCCCCATTGCCGAACGGCTGCTCAACCGCGATGGCGTGCGTCGTCTCGCAGCCGGGGCACCAGTGCTCGTGCATCCAGCCACCGCCCCAGCGGCGCTTGACCAGCTTCGGGCTGAGGATTTCGAGGCGGTCATCGCTCATGGATCGCTCTCCTCGGGCACATCGGCCCAGCTCCAGGTCTGCTCCTGTTCAGGCTCAGCACGTGGTTGATCCTGCGGCTCGGGCTGGCCGCAGAGCAGGCAACGCCGCACCCGCTCGTCGCGAACGATGGTGAAGACGTGGCAGCAGATGCTCATGAGCCGATCCGCGGCTTGCCGCGCGGTCCCTGGTCCGGTGCATGGGCCGCCAGCGCCGCGATGGTGTTCCGCTGCACGGCGGCACAGCGAAGCAGCTTGGACATGATGGCCCGGTTGTTCGAGATGACGTGGAGCGCGAGGCTGCTCGTGTCGCTCAGGAGCCGGTTCGTCTTGGTGTCCAGCTCCGCGATGATCTGGTCGAGCAGGTCTTCCAGCTTCCAGCCTTCCGGGTTCTCGCGGCTCATCAGCACCAGCGACGGCGCTTCATGCCCGGCCGCGAAGGCCCGGCGCGCCGCGGTCCGCGGGCGCGCCGCATCGACGCGCAACGCGGGCGGCTCACTCCACTCGACGCCGCCGATCGGCTTGGTTTCGCTCATCGCTTTCCCCTGCTCTGCTGGCTGCGCTCCGCGGCCCGCAGCGTCTGCAGGACCATGGGATGCGGGACATGGCGGCGCAGCGGATCGCTCTGCACCTCCTCATCGGACGTGATGTCGACGTGACGCCCGCCCGGCCCTTCCGGTCCCAGCCCGACTGCGGCAAGGAGCTTGGGCGGGATCATGGCCAGCACGTCAGCCGCCGTGACTGTCGGCGCGGCCGGCGCAGGCTGGACCAGCTCGCCGTGGATCGCGTCGGGCGATCCGCCAGGAACCGCCGTCGAGGTGAGCGGGATCGGCGCCGCCGGCGCGCCAGGTGCGGGCGGCAGACCCGGCGCTCCCGGCAAGCCGCCCATCATCGGCGGTGGCGGCGGTTGGAGCTGGGTCAGCCCGGCGGCCTGTGCCTTGAGCAGATCCTCGACGAAGATGATGCCGTTCGGCCCGATGCCCCAGATCGCGTGCTTCATCCCGATCGGGGCGAGCCCCATGCCGGCGCGCACCTCGTCGACCGATTTCACGCCGATCTGGATCATCGACATGTCGCGCTCTTGCTGCGCGGCCGGGTCGACCTGATCAATGTCATCCCACACGAATTCGAGGTCGTCGTAGCCGTATTTGCGCTGGACGATGTCGTCCATGATGCTGGTCTTGAACCAGATCATCATGGGCTGCAGGCCGTCCTCGAGCGCCGTCTCGTTCGCGGTCTCGGCAGTACTGCGGTTCTGCATCTTTACGAACGGCAGGGCGGGCAGCGAGAAGGCGAACATGATGACGCGGGCGAGCCACTCGTCGTAAGGATCCTGCAAGCTCTGGTCTGCGCGCGTCGGCTGATAGTTCATGTCGCCCGGGACGAACTTCATGCGCCGCCGCGTCATGGAGTCGGACAGCATCGTATCCCAGATTTCCTGCCAGCGGCGAATCTTGTCGGGATCCCAGTCCTTCGGCACTGAGACCAATGCTTCCGGTATGTTGCCTTCCGTGTAGAAATTCAATTTTGATATTTCGCGTTTAATCGCGATATTCACCGTCATTATTATCTGTTGAACAGCACTGCACCCGTAGGCCCGCCCGTTGCGCGGATTGCGCGGCGCATAGATCAGCTCGTCGGCGCTATAGTCGATCGCCGGCATGCCATGCAGGATCTGCTGAAAGGCGGGTGCAGGCGCGTGGGGCATACGGCCCGTGGAGTCGAGCAGCGGCATGATCGTCCTGCCATGCAGGATCTCGAACGCATAGGGCCTGCCACTCAGGTCCGGCCGGCAATAGATCGTCGCGGCGTCGGTGACGAGCTGCTCCTCGATGAGGCGGCGCTGCCACATGTGCCACGACTCGCGGCGATCAGGGAACGCCAGCGCTTCCTGGACCAGTGCGCACCGATCATCGGGCGGCCCGCGCAGCTCCTGGCCCGGCGCCATTTTTGGCAGGATTTTCCAGCCCAGCTTGCTCATCTGGTCTTTGCGGGTCTCGATCGCGAGCCGGACCATGTCCGAGCCGTCGGCCAAGCCTTCGAGCATCTCGAAGCTGATGCCTTCGTACTGCCGCGGCCGCGTCCCCATGTTGTAGGACGCGGGATAGTCGTAGGCGCGGCCCGCGACATCCGCCTTGGGCGCGAGGGGCCGCATCGGCGCGCCGGGGCCGAACCACGGCTCCTTGCGGCGCTGCTGCGGAGCGGCGTTCTGAGATGACTGGCTGCTGAAGAAGCTGAGGCTGCCCGCGATGCGATTGACCATGTCGCGCGAGAACTGGGTCACTTTCGCGCCGGGCGGGATAATCGGCATCTGCGGCAGGTCCTCGGCGATCAGCCCCGGATTGGGTAACTGCCCGCCGATATCCCTGCTTGGTCCCCGCGTCGTGCCGCCTCAGCGGTGGCAGCCCACCGCCTCTTGCAGGACGAAGTCGTAATTCGTCGAGCCCTCAGAGAGCCGCGAGACATCGATGTCCGTCGTGTCCAGACTGGGCGGGGAGGCCTCGACGCCTCTTGCCGCCATCTCGACGATGCGGGCGATCAGATGGCTCGCGACCTGCTCCCGCGCCGATGCGTCGAGGTGCGCCATTCCACCTCGGATCATGGCGAGGCCGACCTCCAGCTTTGCGCCCTGGGTCAGCTCCAGGTCGCTTTCTGCGAAGGCGCTATTGACGCATGCGATGGCCCGGCTTGCCTCAATCGATTTGCAGAGGAGCATGAACATTCCCTGTTGGGGTTGGCCTTGTAAGCGTTGTTGGCGAATATTTCGCAATACGCGAGACTCGTTCGGCTTTACGGTCTAATATAGACCACGAATATCATGCCAACCTCACGGAACCCTAATGCGTTGATATTGGTTTTGTAACTACTGAGTGACAGTTTGACTAGAGCAGATGCAGCGCCCTGCCCCGAAATTTCCAGCTAATGACTCGTTAATAAACGAATTATTAACGCTTTAATGCGGGATATAAAGATCGACATCGCCTGCCATTTCGACTCCGACTCTTTGTGCTTCCTCCTCGAAGGATCGATGCCTGTGCCGCAACGTGCGGATAAGGCGTGGAATATGCCCGTGTGAACTGCTCGGCATACAGATCGATCTCGGCCAGCTCGGACTGCTCAACAGCTGAGACGAACATCGAGACCAGCTCGTCACGCAGAACAAGGTAGCCATCCGCCTGCGCGCGCCGAGCCGCCCGTTCGACATCCCGCCAGCGCTGATTGGTATGATGAGAGCATACGTTCAAGTTATGTTGCTGCAACGCAAGTCTCACGGCGGCGGGCAGCGCATCATAGGTCGCCCACGGGTCGCCATGGAATTTCGTTACACCGACCACGGACACGGCGTTTCCGGCCGCGGCAGGACGCAGGGACGCGTTCATGGATTCATGACCTCGTCGCGGTGGCTCAGGTCGACGCGCGGTGCGGTGCGCTCTGCTGGCACGCGCCAGTAGCCCACGGCGACGCGCTTCTCGATGCACAGCTTGTCGTGCTCGTCGCAGTACGAACTGCCACGCTTTACCCCGGCGCCGCAGAACCGCGGGCGGCGCACGGGCCGCGCATCGCCATGCAGGGGATAGCAGCACGTCGTCGGCCTGTGCTGGCTCGGCGCAGCCGGTGGGGCGGTGGGCAGCGCAACCGCGATCGCGAGCGATGGCAGATGGTCGAGCGTCATGCCTTGGGCCGGATATCGGCGCAGGCCATGGCTCACCTCGACAGGCTCCGGCACCGCGCGCGTGCCGGTGAGGCGATTTTCGAGAACGCCCTTGTCGATCAGGCGAGAGATTTTGCCGGTGGCCATGTTGAGCGTCATACCCAACGCGGCGGCGATCTTGCCGTAGGACACGCCGGCACGATGCAGGCTGATCAGGGTGGCCGTCTCTTCCTCGGTCCAGCTGTGCTGCTTCACATCGATCCCCTCACCCGAGGGCAAGATGTAACATCGTGGTGTGGATCGCAACCCCAGGCATCACATCGTGCCGCGTCGTTCGCCCTGGTCAGCGCAACCGCACGCGCATCGCCTTGGTCAGCGCCACGTCGACCACCTTGCCGCCGTGGTCGCAGCACCAGCTGGTCCGGCCCACGACGGGGGCGCCGCAATAATGGCCGTTCGGCTTCGCGCCGTCGGGCCACATCGGCATCTGGCACGCCTCGGCCGGCTTCACCACGATCGCGGGCAACTGCACGGTGGCTGGCATCGCTGGGCTGCACGGACCGCGCTTCGGCGGCGGCTTCGGCTGCCCCTTCTTCGTCGTGCAATACGGGGCGTGCCCCTGGCGCGCCTCACCCCAACCCGTCGCAGCGCCACTGGGCAGCACGGCGCGGCGCTCGCCGTGCCGTGTCTCGACCTTGATGCGGCGCAGCTTGACCAGGCGCGCCACGGCGCGCTGCGCGCTGGAACGGCCGCGATTGCCGGCGAGCGCGCCCAGCACCGGGTTGTTCGGCATCGGCGCGCCGCTCTGCACGACGCGGCGGATGATGCGCTCGATATCGGCGACCAGCGGGGTGAGCACATTGGGGTTGGCCAGGCAGAGCGGGAGCTGCTCGCCACGCAGGACATGGCGACGCCTCGAGCATGCGCGGCGCGGCAGTGCGGGCAGTCTGACCACGGGCCAATCGGTCGCCAGCGAGAGCTGCTGCGCGACGGGGCGGCGGGGCTGGCTCACGACGACGACAAGGCGGGCTGGCTGGTGCAAAGCTGCTGCGACCCCTCTGTGGGAGAACGGTCGCTTCACTCCGAGCGATGTGGGCGACCCCGCAGTTCGCCCGTTATTCTCACACAGCGGTGTGCCGCAAGCACATTGTGCAGCGATCAAGCAACAATTTCAGTGACTTAACGCTGCGGTATTTCTTAATGCTTGGAGCGGCAATTCTGCTCAGGTGCCGCCGTGCAGCTTGCGAAGTATCTGCATCGCCTGGCCGAGGTCCGATGTCGTCTCCTCGATGACCCGATACGGCACCTCGGGCGTGGCCGCTGCGGCGGCCTCGGCGGCCAGCTTCTCGTCGCGCTGCTGCTCGTAGAAGTCGATGATGCCCGATGTCGTGTCGGTCAGGCGGTTGTAGGCCGACGAGACGGCGTCGACCTGATCGTCGTGCGCGCCGGTCGGGAAGGACGTGATCTCGACCAGGAAATCAGGGATCCAGGGCTGCTCGGCTGGGTCTTCGACCAGGATCACGTTGCCGACCGATGCCTGGGCCGCGAAACCCATCGCCCGGCTCATCTTGTCGCCGCTCTGCGGTTCGGCCAGCACCTCGAAGCCGCCGAGCAGCGTCACGTACTGGATCGCCTGGTCTTTGCCGGCTTGGCCGGGATCCTGCGGGATCGTCACCTTGACCCGCCGCGTGTCGGCATCGGCGGTCGCCTTGACGAGGCGCCGGATTTCACCAGGGTTCTCGCGCCAGCGGCGGACGCGCTTTACATAGAACTTGCCGGTCGTGCGCGACTTGCCGACCAGCGCGTTCGCGGTCCAGTCCGGATCGGACTTGGTCAGCTTGGCCGTGGTGGCAGCGAAGTCCCAGGCGCTCGACCAGACGCAATCCGCCGGCGCGAACGGGGCGATGGTGAACCAGTGCCGCTTGAAGATGCCGCCCTCGCGCGGCGACGGGAGCTGCTGTAGCTGGCCCGCCGCGGCATAGATGCCGAGGTTGTGCTTCAGCTCCTCGATCGTCTTGCGCGGCACGCGGGACGGCCAGAGCAGCTCGCCGTTTTCCTTGCGCGGGTCGCGAAACCATCGGTTCGGGTGCGTGTCGTCGTACTCGGCGGGCAGACAGAGGTAGGTGTAATCGTCGCCTGACTCGGCCAGGATGTTGCCGATCAGGTCGCGCTGGTGCAGCCGCTGTTGGATGATGACGTAGGCGCCTGTCGCTGGGTCGTTGAGGCGGGTGCTCATCGCCTCCTTCCACCAGTCCAGCATCGCCTCGCGGATCGCGTCGCTCTCGACCTTGGAGGCGTTGGACGCATCGTCGACGCACACGATGTCACCACCCTCGCCGGTGAGCTGGCCACCCACGCTGGTCGCGAGCCGATAGCCGCCCTTGTCGTTCTCGAACTTCACCTTGGTGTTCTGGTCGGACGTGATCTTGAAGGCATCGCCCCAGCGCGCCTGATACCAGGGCGACTGGATCACGCGGCGGCATTTCGTGCTGTCGCGCATCGACAGATTGTGCGCGTAGCTCGCAAACAGGAAGCGCCGCGATGGATTGATGATCCAGTCGTAGGCCGGCCAAAACACTGCGCAGGTTAAGCTTTTCATATGCCGAGGCGGTATCGCGATCATGAGGCGGTGGAGTTGCCCCTTGCTCACCGCCTCGAGGTGCTCGCAGATCGCGTCGATGTGCCAGTTCGAGCGGAACGTCCCCTCGCGCTCCAGGGTGGGCCAGCCCAGCTCGATGAATGCACGCAGGCCCTGCTCCTCGACCATCATGCGGTCGAGCGCAATCATCGCGGTCTGCGGCGCGTTACCGAGCCACAGGGCAAAATCCTGATCCGCGAAGGCGCCGACGTCCTGCACGCTGATCAGTCGGCGTCCAGCGAGCTGCGGCGCGCCAGCTCACGCTCGATCTCCGCGTCGACCGCCTCGTTTTCTCGCGTGCGGTTAAGTCCGCATATCCCTGCGATGAAGTATACGATGCCGCCGTAGCATCCCACGGCAACGGCGAGCCACGCGACGCGCGTCGCCGCGACGACGATTTGCTGCCACGGGCTCATGCCGCCATATCCTGCTCGTCACCATCCGGCTCGATCGCGTCGTAGCCCGGCACCGCCACGACACGGGCGCACTCCGCGGCGCGCTGCTCAGGGGTCAGCAGCAACAACACGCGCAGATAGCCCAGGACCGCGCCCGGGACTTCGCGGTCGTTGCTCTCCCACTTGCAGATCGACTGGGCCGAATACCCGGTCATCTTGGCGAGCTGGCGCTGCGTGATCTGCATCCGCTTGCGCATCAGCCGCATCTTCGTGCCCGGCTTGTCATCGAGCACCGAGCTTCTCGCCAGCATCCGCTTGCGGATCTGACGGATCGTCAGGCCAGCGGTCTCCTGATCAGGCTGCATCGGTCTCTCCTTCGTCATTGGATTGGTCGGGATTGGACGGCGGCAGGCGCGACAGCTCGAGGGCGACGCGGCGCGCGTCCATGAGGGACTCTGGTTTCATGCGCCGCAGCACTTCCTCCATGCTGCGGGCCGGCGGCGATGTGAGCGGCGTGAGCGCGTGCGGGCCTTTGCCCACGTCCATGCCCAATGCGCGGCGCTTGATGACCAAGCCGCCCTCGAGCAGCGCGCCGCAGCTCTTCATCAGGTTGGAGATCGTCTCCTTGTCGGCGCTCACCATCATGAGCCGGCCGCGCGCCTCGCCGAGCGCGGCCGAGCCTGCTTCGGCGGTCATCAGGGCCTGCAGGTTGCGCATCACGGACAGCGCGGTGCCCAGGGCCTCGTCGGCGATCGATATCTGCTCGCTGATCGCCTGGGCGTGGATATCGGCGAGACCCTTCGCGGTCTTGAGGTCTCGGTCGTCCCTATTGCGAGTAGGCCGCACATCCTGGGGTGCTGCATTCGTGTGGGAGTTCGCGTCCGCATTTGTGCTGGCATTTGTGCGGGCCGCGTCCATTTGTGCGGGCGCATCGCAAGTCTCTGGTTTGGCTTGTGTTTTTTTGCCGTCTTTTTGTGCGGGCGCTTTTCCTTCATTTGTGCGGGACTTGGCCGCTGCCTTGGGGAGCTTGCTAAGCGCTACCCCCTCTGTGACCAGCTTTGCGGCGATGGTGGCGATGTCGCGCTTCCAGTTCTCCGATGCGATGCGACGGCGGACCTGGGTCGCGGACTTGATCCCGTGGCGGCGCGCGATGGCTTCCACGGTCAGCTCGGTGTTCTCGTAATCCTGGCGCACGACGAGCCAGTCGATCATCACGACGGATTTGCGGCCGCGGCGCGGCGGGATGATTTCTCCCTCTGCGACGATCTCTGCCTCTACGGCATTGGGCGAGATGGTCAGGGGAGATGCTTTACGCGGTTGCTTCGACATACCGCGTCGGTATCAGGGCTTGGTTGCAGGCGCGCTTTGTCTGCGGCGGTGCGCGCGATGGGTCAGTCCGCGAAGCACGAGCGCTGCCCCCATGAAGAGGAGCAGCGCGATCGCGGCGTCGGTCGAGCCGTCAGACACGCGGGTCGGGAATTCCGAGGAGGCTGGTGCTCACTGCAGTAACCGCGTCGTGCGACAGCTGCACCGCGCCCTGCAGCTCCATGATCGAGGTGCGCAGCTCGTCGAGGTTGGCGTGCATCTGCCCGAGCCAGCCGGGGTGGTCGGGCGGGGCGCTGGCCTGGGCCTTCGTATGGAAGATCCCGGCTGCGTAGGGATGGCCAGCTATCGATGCATGGAGGTTGGAGACAAGATCGCTGCTGTTGGCCACCGCGCGATGGATTTGCTGCACGTCGCGCGTCAACTCGGCGATGCGATCGGCGATGACGGATAGTCCGGTTGGCGGCGGCTGCGCCGGCGGCGATCCGGCCGAGAGCGACGAAGCGCTGAGACGCGCCGGGCTGGCAGAGGCGAGCATGGCATTCTCCTTTGAGGTTCAGGTGAGCAACAGCTCGGTCCGGCCGAGTTATTCCCGAGTGCGCCGAACGAAGAGGACGATCAGCAGGGTGGGACAACCGAACAGAAGGAAGTCGGTCAAGTCCGAAGCCACGTATGCGGAGGCGTGCTCAACGGTGGACGCGGAACTTAGGCCGCAGATTGTCATCAGGGCGTGCAAGAGCAGGCCACCTTCGAAGGCGATCAGGATGAACATCCACAGCTTCACGAGATGGCGCGGCGCGCTGCCGTCGCTCGCGTCCAGGAGGTCAGCGACCCGCATCGCCGCCGCGCGGTTGAGCGTGACGGCGTCTCCACGCGCTGCATGCTGGCGAAGCACTCGGGCGGCGACATCGGGAAACGTGCAATGCTCCACCCGATCAGGCCCGTCGATCTTCACGCGGGGATGCCCGCCTCGCGCTTCGCATCGTCGACACCGCGCACGCCGGCCTGGCGGGCCATCTCTCCGGCCTTGCGAACAATCTCGTTGGTCATCGATCGCCCCGACGCGCCCGGCTGGTGAGCCAATCCGGCGAGAACTGCGGCGATGGTGCCCTCGAGCTTCCAGAGGCGCTCGTTCGTCGCGGCCAGGTTCTCCTGGATGTCCTTCAGCGACGCACCCACGTCGAGCGGGGTCGTTTTCGCACCGTCGCGCAGGCGCTGCTGACGCAGAGCCTCGTGGATGCCCGACCACTCGCCACGCGCCGCGGCATGTCCCGCCTCGCGGTCTCTCGCCACTGCCTCTGAGGCCTTTCTGGCGGTATCGTCGACGACCGCCTGCATGTCATCCAGAAATGCTACGCGCGCGGATGCCTGCTTGGCTGCCACGTTGGCCTTGTAATACGCGGCCATCAGCGCCTGGACATGATGTTTGCCGAGCGGGGACGTAATGACGCTGGGCTGCGTGATGCTGAGCAGATGCAGCGCCAGGCTGGTGAGCTGCTCGTAGGTGAAGTCGGTCGTGACGACGAACTTGTCGCCCGCGCGATGATAGAGGTGGACCCGACCATCCTGGAGGAGCTCGGCCGCGACCACGCCGGTCGGCGAGGTGATCTTGATATCCTTCGCAGCTTCGGTCATCCGTTACCTCTTGACAATGTTTATCGGCGTCGCCATATCGGGATAACACACCGTGGTGTAATGGTTCAACATCGCCAGTGTTATTTTTCTCCGAAACGCAATCGTCGCGTCGCGGCCATCCCGGCCGCTTGAGGAGACCGACCCATGGCTTTTTCCAAGCCGATCCCGGCCCTGGTCCCACGCGGACCGCAGGAGCTGCTCGATGGCGTGGCGCGCCACCTGTTCACACAGGGGAAGCGCTCGACCGTCCTCGACGGCAACAAACTTGTCACCGCGTATCGCGGCACAGGCGGCTGCAAATGCGGGATCGGGGTGATCATACCAGACCGCGAGTATCGCCCCACGATGGAGTTCCAGTGGGTCACCCGGCTCGTCGAGATCGTGCCGGCGCTGAGGCGCCTCATCTATCTCTCGGGCCTGATGCTCGACCTGCAATACACCCACGACTGGCCCGAGCATTGGGCGGGCACCGCCGCGATGCGGAGCCGGCTCACCGACGTCGCGCGGACCCACAATCTGAGCGACGCCGTGCCGCTGTCCCTGGCATTCGCCTGGGATCGCCGCTGAACGAAACCTCGCCACACCGGCGGGGTCAGCGCATTCCGCGCTATGAGGAGCCGAATATGAAGCAGTCCGTTCGCGTGACCTGGGAGATCGATGTCGAGGCCGACTCTGCCGAGGAGGCCGCCGAGATCGCGTTCCATCACGCCCAACGACCCGGCACGAGCGCCAACGTGTTCGATGTCTTCTACCCAGATGGCTCGAACGTCCACGTCGATCTGACCGAGCTGGAGCAGGAGCGTGAAATGCCACTCGAGCTGCTCGACGCTCCTAACCTGCTGAAGGTCGCGAAGGCCGTCATCTATCTCGAATCCGCCATCGAGGCGCTGATGGACATCGAGGGCGTCGACAGAGACGATCGTGAGATGAAGCTTCTCAAGCTTAGCTCCGAAACGCTGGCGCAGCATTTTGCTGACTGGTCGAACGCCAGCGAGCGCCGCTGGGTCAGCCTACGTCTCGGACAGGCGGACATCAGTTTCGCGCCCGAGCCCGAGACAACCTGACGAAACCCGCACCGCGGGTCGCCGGCCCGAGCCGGCTTGACGAGATGCGCCCAGGTGAACCCCCACGGGGGCTATCAGCGAACCTTGGCGCGCGCCGCACCGCTGGCCCGCCCTGCTGCATAAGCCCAACCGCCAACAGATGTTCGGCGATAGGCGGGTCGCGATGCCTCAAGACCCCGCGAATCGATGGATTCGTCGGAGCCAGAAAATGGCTGTTTCAGCCGAAAACAGGGATTATATCCCACATCTCGTTGCAGCAGACCTTGAATAAGTCGCTGTAATGATTATCTTTATTGTGTCGCAACAAGCATACTGAGCCGCGACAGCCCACCGATTCGCACGACAGCGTCCCGCGACACTTCGAGGCCACATCATGTGAGAGCCTGCGGTGCTTCGACGAAGCTGTGAGTGCTGCCCCTGGACGAGCAGCCGTGCCCGCCGTGCCTCACCTTTCGAAACCCAGGCTATCGGGTCACCGGAATTACCCGGTTTGAAAAGGGAGACACCCCCATGTCCATCTCCGACACCTACATGACCGTCGCGAAAATCGGCGCCAGCGCTG